TCCATATCAAATGGCTCGCCGTCAACTGATGCCTCAAACATTTCTTTCATAACTTTCAATTCAACTTCGCCTGGTTTCTTAGGCAAAAAGTCACTCAAGTTATACAAGCCATGTTGCTTGATTGCCGCATTTTCTTCGTCACTCAATGGACGCTCACGACGTGCCCAACTTGATGTTGAGTAGTCAGCATACCCACCTTTTGTGCCTTTTTTCATGCGATAGTCTAAGCCATGCACATAGTCAGTTGGCAAATCTTCCAACTCTGGATCAACCAAAGCGGCACGGATTGATGTAAAGATTTGAGGACCGATAATGAATCTGCGGATTGGATTCTCTGGAGTTTCTTTTTCCTTAAGTCCGTCTTCTACAACAAAACCTTGGAAAATGTAACTACGCTTTTTCCAATACTTACGACCCATATCTTCCAATGCTGGGTCTTTAAACCAAGCACGAACTTCGGAAAGGATCGGACAAGTATCACCATACATTTCAACGCAGGGGACTTGCACAATTGTTTGTTTGCTTTCTGATTCACCTTTGATTCCGGCGAATGGCAATTTAATCATTGCACGTTCAACCCAGAAAAATGTGTTATCAGTGTTACCATCTGGTAAGAATCGCAGAACGGATTCGTCACCTTCTTTTAGATTCCAAAACGGGTAAATTGAATTATCCCCGCCTGTTCTTTCTCCTGAACCTTTTGATTCAGCTGCCTTAAGTTTTGCTCTGATTTCTGCTAAAGATGCCATAATTATTCTCCTATTAATAGCCTTTTATTTTTGCCTGTAGTTCCTTTATCACCTGATAAAAGAAAAAGTGCATATACACAGTATACGCACTTTTATTTATGTTTGCAAGAGAATTCTTGCTGGAAATGTGGAATTATCTGCCAATCAGGCTAATAATTCTTGCCAATGTAGGTTCTTCATCATAGATGATTTTGGTGTTGTTTTCCATGAACACTGGATCATCTCCATGCTTTTCTTTATGAGCTTGTTTCAACAGACCAGCTAGTTTTAGGATACCATCTTTCTCATCGGATCCGCCATCCATTTCTTCAATGTGGTGTAGCATCTGTTCTACCATAGTTGGATCAACGTTTCCAAATTCACCTTCTTCAGCGGCTTTGGTAAGTTTGATTTTAATGCGCTCTGCACCTAATGGAAAATGTCCGTTTTCTTGATCATAGAATCCTTCTACATATTTTTTCATAGCTTCTTCGGGATTCATTTCATCTTGTTCGTAACCAAATTCGTCTGGAGTGCAGTTACATTCTGCAATAACTTCTGCAAGTGTTTTAACTCCATGCCCGAAATCTAATCTAGTTTCAAGTGTGGCACCGGCCTTTTTAGCTCTAGCAATTGCGGCTCGTATACCTTCAGCAACTGGAGCTGGAGGAGGTGTAGCCGGAGCTGGTGGTGCTGGAGGAACAGCGCCTGCTTCGGGCGCAGGTGGTAGAACTTCTTCCGGAGCTGGTTCCGGAGCTGGTTCCGGAGGAGTTGGTAAATTCTCACCGCCAACTTCTTCTTGACCAAAATTCAATTGTGATCCAACATCTGCATTACGATTTTGAACGTAATCTTGAATCATTGAACGAACATCTAAGTTAGGATCAAGATCTTTAAACTCATCTAAGAATCTTGGATCATCAATAAATCCTTTTAGTGTATCGATAGCAGTTTGACCACCTTCACCTGCTGGAACTGGTGCTGATAATACTTCGTTATTGAATCGATCGATAGCATCTTTACGGGTAGCTTCATCATCGCTGAATAGTGAATCTGTTCCAGTATCAGTATCGACTCCCATGTCTAATCCGTCTTCAACAATTGAATTTAAGAATGATTCAAAGTGATCTTCTGGGTCAACGCTTTCTTTCTTATGACTCTTATAACCTTTGTTTTTCATCCAATTAGTTAGTGCATAAGGATTATCAATCTCGCCATGTTTCTTCATGGCCTTAACAGTGCCTTCCCATCCTTTGGGTGCCTTCTCAGCTAGTAAATCATCTGCGTCTAACTCTACAACTTCCAATTGTGACTCATCAACAAATTTATAAATGTATGGAAATACTGCTTTTAAATCTTCGTTAAATGATTTAATTGTTAAACGATTAATTAGATCATTAGCTACTTCTTCTGGAATCATTTGCTCTTCTTGTGCTTCAAATGACTCAGCAAACTGTTCATAATAAGCGGGCTTTTGTAGTTTAGTAATAGTTTCTTTAATTTCTTCAATGCGATCTATAACACGACTAGTAACATTACCCATTGCTTCGCTAATCTGCTCTTGACGGCTAACATAGCCCTTAAATTTACGCAGACTTGCAAGTTCTTCACTTAGATTGCAAATATGTTGTCCAATTGCATCATATGGGTTACCGCCATGTTTAATATGTTCTGCAAGCGCACGAGCACCAGATAAATGTTTATGGGGATAACGGAAACGTTCTCCGGCAGCATTTTCAATATAAATGCTTTCAATGTGCATAGTTCGCCCTGCGGCTAGTTCTGGATTGATAGGCTGGCTGTGTTTAACAACTAAGCGTGCCTCGCCTAAATCTTGATAACTCATTCGAGCTGTGCCGAACAACTTGTTTTCCATGATATTTTCTTCCTTGGGTTTTGCCTGAAACTCATAGTCTCGTTTGTCTAATTCGCTTTTGCCGATGTTTTGCACATCAAAGTTTAACAATCTATTTTTTGCAAATTTTCTAAAAGATTTAATAAACTCATAAGCATGCGGATGAATACTGTCGTCATCACTTATTAAGTCGTCTCCGACTTGTATAATAACGCCGTCTTCTTCGTCTAGGGTAATTGCGATATTTCCTAAGACTTCTCCATTTTCTTTGTATTCAAACTCAAAGAAACGAGCCTTGGGGATATCTGCTTTTTTACTTAATATAGTGCCGTTTTCATCACCGAATTCGATGTCGTCAAAGCGGGTCTGTATTTTACCATACAGTTCTTTAGCAATTTTGTCGAGATTTACGTTCATGTTATATTTATCCGATACTGCTGATGAAGAGTGGTAGCGGCTCTATCCATTCATCCATTGGATGCCCGTCTACACTCATTAAATCAAAGATTTTAGGATCCCATTCTGATAAATTTACGCTCATACGCACTATTAGCAAGAACGCAGACACTAAGTCGTCATGCATGCCTTCTTTAGCTTGGAAGCTAGCGGCTTTGGCAATATAGCCTTTAAGTTCGCTGATTAAAATTTTACTGTTTAATTTTACTTTATCTGCTTCAATTAAAAATTTAGCACGAGCGCAGGCCGAAATCTTGCTTCCATGTGTAGTATTAAACCCTTTACGGAATTTACGCACATGTCCTTTACGCACAGGTTCGCTTACAAACAACCCTGGAAATGTTTCTTCTCCTAAATCTTTAATAACAACTAAGGCAGCCTCTCCTACAGTATTATTTTCTACTGACCAAAATAATGTATTAGAATCAAGTCCGTTCTCTCCAACTTCGCTTTCAATATATCGCAAAATATCGCGCATTATCTTAACTTGTTGTTGGACTTGTGTAAGATTATGTTGCCATTCTCCTACTTGGGTAAAGCTAGGCATTTCAAATATTTGTATACCTGCATAGTCTCCGCCTGTGCCTAAACTAGGATCTAGTGCTACAAGATATAAATTTCCTTTAGTCGGTTTTTTATACCACCGCACTTGCCCCATTCTAAATAACGGGTCTCTTCCTAGTAATTCTGCTAACTTCAAACTGCTAATAAGTGTTTCGTCATAGACTAAGAATTCACAGCCATATTCACGACGGAAACGTTCTTCACCGATACGACCCATCTCAGTTTTGCGCCATTCGTCATCACGATCTGGATGTTCATGCCATTCAGCACGGAATCCATGGAAGCCGTTGCGTCCTAAATTATCCTTACGTTCTTCGCCAAATTCATCAAATAAATCTTGGCTTTCTTTCCATATAGTAGCGAATGTGTCTTCGTCACTATTAGGAGTTGAAGTTATAATTGCTCGTCCACCAGTTGCAAGTGTTGGTGATATTGATGTCCAGAACTCTTCGGCAATGTTAGGTTGTAAGAAGGCAAACTCGTCACAATATAGAAGGGAAATAGACATACCGCGGCCTGTGTTGCCAGTAGTTGTTGCAGATACGATTCTTGATCCATTTTCAAACTCCATTGATCCTTTATTATAATTTACGACACCTGCACGTATGTAATCAGGGCATAATTCATAACCATAACGGATACGTTGCATAATTTCTTGTGCGCCTGTGTATTTGTGCGCGGCAATTAAAATAGTTTGATCTGGATGAAACATTGCAAACCAAAGTAAATATCCCGACGCACATGTTGTCTTACCACTTTGTCGTGGCATCATGTTGATATTAAAACGATAGTCGTGATAACTGTGCAATAATCTATGTTGATAGTCGTAAGGTTCAAATTTTACCTTGCCCTTAACTGGATGCTGTATGTGAAAGAAATTTGTTACAAAGTGCATATACCCTTCTTTGGGGTCAGCACACAACAATAAGTCCTGGACTTGTGCTTCTGTGAACTTTTCTTTAGTGTGAGCCTTTTTTGTTAAGACCCCGTCGAGACTTTTTGCCATAACACTATTTACCGAAAAAAATAGACCCCGGAGGGTCTATTTGGCACTATCGGACAGAGTGCTAACTGCGACGAAACTTAACCGTTTAATCTTTTGTTTAGTGCTAGCATAGCATTTAATTCTTTGCTTTCATTCATTTGTTCAGGTAATACACTCTGTGGTCCAGTTATTTTACGACGATAAGGACTAGTCAAATCATTGATGCGACCTT